AATAGAGCACTAACTATCTTTAATCAACTAAGACCCGTTACAGTGGGCTTTGATAACGTTTTTGATCACTTCGAAAGAATGGTCAATGACGATTTCTTTAACGTACCTACTGTTAACTATCCACCTTACAATATTGTAAAAACTGGCGTTAATACGTACAACGTTGAAGTGGCTTTGGCAGGATTCAACAGAGACGATGTTTCTGTGGAATTTGAGGAAGGGGTAATGACCATCAAATCCAAAGACCGAACAGAGTCTAAGAAACAGGATGCGGATGATAACATTATCCACAAAGGTATTTCCAAAAGATACTTCAGTAAATCATTCACAGTGGCCGATGATGTAGAAATCAAAGGTGCTGAATTAAAAGATGGTTTACTAACTGTTTCTATGGAAAGAATCGTTCCAGAAAACAAAAAAGCCAGAGTAATAGAAATACTATAATACAAATCTTAGGGCGTGGCAACACGCCCTAACTAAATATAAAATATATGAGCAAAACCAAAACCGATATAGTCCTAGACGAAAAAGTAGAACAGATAATATTAGAACCAGAAATGGTCAAAGTGATCATGTTGAATGATGATGTTACTCCAGTAGACTATGTGGTAGAACTATTGATAAAAATATTCAAACACACTCAAGACAGTGCCAAAGAAATCACACTTAAAATTCACACAGAAGGCAGCAGTGTGGTGGGTTCCTACAGTTATGAAATAGCTGAACAGAAAACCAAAGAAGCCATAGAAGATGCCAGAAGCAGAGGCTTTCCTCTACAAGTAAGAATGGAATAACAATGAGCCTCAAAGATCTCACTTGGGAACATCATAAGAACGCAGAACGTCAAAAGTTTGTGAAGGTTATGTTTTCAGGCAGCATTGATCCCAAATTGTACGCAGAATTTTTATTCAATCAACACATGGCATACGACCTGTTGGAAATGATGGCCATGTCGCACGGCATATTCAATGGAATGGAAGATGTGAGAAGAGCTCCTAAAATATTAGCAGATTTCAAAGAACTTTGGCCCAAGGATCAAACATTGCCTGAACCCAAAAACGCAACCAAGACATATTTGGATCATTTACTCACAATCAAAGACAACAAGGATGCACTGATGGCTCACGTGTATGTGAGACACATGGGAGATCTGTCAGGTGGACAAATGATACGTAAAAAAGTTCCAGGTGCTGGCACCATGTTTGATTTTGCAGACAAAGATCAAGCCAAAGAGATTATCCGATCAAGAATAAACGATTCCATGGCAGATGAAGCTAAAAAATGTTTTGATTTCGCCACTGGGTTGTTTCAGGACATGCTCAATGACTAAGAAGAAAAAATTTAAAGATTTTCCAGGCAACTTGATCAAAATAAAAGTATTGGAAGATGAGATAAGTTATTTTAAAACACAGATTCAAGAACACGACACAGGTCATATCTACACCACCATAGACACATTAAAAGACAGAGTACGAGAGTTAAAAGGCATCCGAGAAGAATATTAACATGAGTTTCATTTGGGATACCTTGATTGCATGTCAGAATAATATCATCACAGAATTCAATTCACGCGGCAAAGAGATTCAAGAACCCGGCATGAGCAGATTCAATCAACCCGAAAATGGTTGGATCAATAGAGTGTGGGAAACTGAACACTGTCGTCGTTGTCACATAGACGTGGTGGATGCTAGACAAAGCAAAGGTCTTTGGATGATGCATGTGTGTGTATTTCCACATTTGCACAACAATGGTCCTATCTATGGATTCGATGTGATTGCCGGAGAACACAAAATGACCGGCGCATTTCATGACTTTTCACGCAGCTCAGGTGGTGATCAACATCCACTGATAGAATGGTATCACCAAGCAGTGGCAGAGTTCATTCCTTCTAAAAGAAGAAAACTACCAGAGTGGGCACTGAATATATTTTCAGGCAGCATGATTGCCGCAGGCAATGTGCAAACAGACGAAGAAGCCAACACCATTGTGAATCTTGCAGTGAACAACCTACAAGTGTATTTTGACAGCATAGGACAATATGCTCACACTGCCAAGGAAGCAGATACCATTGAGGCACAAAACTATTATTGTCATAATCAGCAACAGAATCCACACACACCTAGAGTGATGAAAAGTTTAGGTTTGGCAGAAGCAGACGTAGAATTATTTTGCACAGACGCACTATTTCCAAAAATAAAATAATCCACAGCAAAAAGTCGCATAAACTGTGGCTTTTTTTGGCCCTACACTGTTTGACTTGTGCGAGCAATCCTGTTATATTATAATGATGCACACTACTTACAATCTTGTGATTAAAAAAACTCAAGCCATGTATGAAAAGTCTTTAGAATTAAACCGATTGATCAATGAAACACCTTGCACAGTGTCCGAAGAAGAGTTAAGATTTTTAATCAATGATATTCAAACATTGGCCAGAGAAATTGCCAACACTTACGATTTGATACCACAATGATTATTTCTATCACAGGCGGCAGTGCCAAACTCAAAGACCTAGCAGAAAGTATCACAAGATATTCAGCTGAATTGTTGTTGAACAAAAAATTAATAGAAAAATTAATAGTGGATATAGAATTCAGTAGAACACTGCTCAAAGAAGATGGCATGTTGGCTGAAATAGACTTTGATGACAGAACAAATAAACCTAGAGAATTTACTATCACTGTGGACAGCACAGTGCCACAGAGACGCATTATGGAATCCATTGCTCATGAAATGGTACATTTAAAACAGTATGCAGTGGGAGAAATGAGCGACACTGACCATTCCAACATTGTGCAATGGAAAAAGAAACATATAGATCTAACCAAGTGGCAATATTGGGATCGCCCATGGGAGATTGAAGCACATGGCAAAGAATTAGGACTGTTTATTAGATGGGCTGAACACAATGATTTGAGCAAAGAGTCTTGGACCCAGGAGCAATATGTCTAAAACACAGAATAAAACTCCCAGTTTAATCAAGTTTTTTTACACAGTTTTAACAATAATGCTGGTGTTGATGATGTTTTGTTTGTGGGGAATACTTAAATAATGCTGAAACGTTTGGTGTGTTATTATGAAAAAAAAGAGTTCATTTGCTCATGTTAATAGAATTAAAAATGCATTGCATCGCCATAGCCACATTAAAGATTTTAGACCCACTCAAAGCCAAACTAAGATTTGGTTCAATATAATCAATAAAGAAATATTTGAATCTCAATTAAAAAGACCCAAGATCACTGTGAGTCAAAAGAAACTTTTATTTGGGCAGTGTGTGGCCAACTGGGACGCTAGAGTATTGGGACGCAAGGGCGAATGGGATCAAAAGAAAATTCCCTATCATAACCCCACCATAAAATACTTGATTGAAATGCATCACAAATTTGACACTTGGAGAGACTATATTGAAACACTGGCACATGAAATGATTCATTTATATCAAATGACAGTGGAAGAAGATTCTACTGCCAATCACAATGACAGCTTCTATGCTTGGAAGAATCGTTTCAAAAAATTTGGATTAAATTTAAGTAGATAATAAACCTTATTTATCAAGATTTGGATTAGTCAGGTGTTCTAGGGTGATTATTTCATCTTTTGGTAAAACTTCTGACTCTGATGCGTTCTTCGCAAAAGATTTGCTTTTTGCCCAAGATTTATAAGACATTTCCTTGTCCGCTTTGGCTTCTATTCTTCTGATCTGTCTTAAACTCTTTTTGGACATACAATACTTATCTTAAGGTTGACTTAGGCACCAAATAGTGCTATATTTTAGTATATTTAACACAAACTAGAAAACATCGAATGAAAGTTGAAGTAAGAAACAACAATGTGGAGAAAGCTCTGCGTATTCTCAAGAAGAAGCAGAAACGTGATGGTTTTTTCCAACTGCTCAAGGACAAAGAATTTTATTCCAAGCCCAGTGAGCGAAAACGTGAAGAACGCAAGAAGAATATTGCCAATTGGAGACGGGCTAAGAAACTTAGAGACCAGCTTAGATAAAAAATGAAATGGTTGATGTACAAGGTGCCAGAGCATCTGGTGGTGCATTATGGCATCATGCTGATGATCATCACTGTGTTCATGCCTATGTACATTTTGGATAGACCATTGGATAGCATTCATTATTTTAATAATTTTATAATTTTTGATGTTATCTACTATATTTTTTATGAAAAATTAAACTTTACAAACGATTAGAAAGATAGTATAATACAAACATGAATCAAACAACTCATTTAGACAAAATTCCCGTGTACTGCTCAGACACAGACAAAACTGTGATGGCAGAAGTATTAGAATTCAAACCTAGACAATTTTTAAACGTGGCCGTGGAGAGATCCATCAGGCTCACAATGAGGTATGATGCCAAACATGATCAATATGTGGGCAACATGGCCAATTTGGAATTCACAGCGAAAGGACCAAAATAAATGCCAGCATTGGTTCCCATAGTGATTGAACAAGAAGCCAGAGGCGAACGTTCCTACGACATTTACAGCCGACTGCTCAAAGATAGATTGGTGATGTTGGATACAGAAGTATCTCCAGTGTCTTCCAGTCTTATTGTGAGTCAACTGCTATTTTTAGAAAGCGAAAATACCAAACCCATACATTTTTATATCAACTCACCAGGAGGATTGGTCACAGCAGGCATGGCAATCTACGATACCATGCAATATATCAAATCTCCAGTGTACACCTATGTGATTGGTCAGGCTTGCTCTATGGGCAGTCTATTGTCACAATCAGGTGAAGCAGGTCACAGATACATGTTGAAACATGCCAGACACATGATACATCAACCATCAGGTGGTACTCAAGGTCAGGCCACAGACATACAAATTCATGCTCAAGAGATCCTTAAACTTAAAAAGGAACTCACTCAGATCTATGTTAATCACAATTCCAAAGGCAAAACCTTTGAGCAATTGAGTGCTGACATGGAACGAGATAAATTCATGAACGCCCAAGAATCCTTTGAGTATGGATTGATAGATAAAATTCTATCTAAAAAAGACTAAAAAACGGAGGACCAACTATGAAAAATACATTGACTAGAACCAAAAAATCTAGTAATATAATAACAAGATTATTTAGAAACTTTGTTTCTGATAATGCAACAACAAGAAAAAAAGAAGGAGTACTCTCAATGAGAAAAACTACAAGTATCCAAGATAGAGTGGAAGCTGCTTTAGAAGCTGGTCAAGCTCTTACAGCGTCAGCGATCAAAAATAGATTCGGTGCCGCAAATCCAGGTGCTGTAATTCAAAGCCTAAGATTCAAAGGCTTCCCAGTATTTTTAAACACAAATAAAAAAACTGGTGCAAAAGTTTACAGAACAGGAAAAGCCCCAAGAAAAGTAATCGGTGCTGGTTATCAGGCCATTGCTAGAGGTTTAGTACAAGTAGACTAATTTCTACTTCTGTTAGTTTTAAAAAGGGCGGCTCTTAGGGGTCGCCTTTTTTATTTTAAGACAATCCATTTTAAGTCATTGATTTATATGACCTTTTAGATGGGTTTAAGGCAACAATATATTTTGACTTTTTGCTTCAAAGAAGTTAATATATACATATTAGGCAAACAAACTATAGGCAAAACATATGAAAAGGCAAATCTACGTTCTAGAAGGCAGTTACAGAAATAAAAAAATTGAAAATCAGGTATTTGAACTTGTGAAACCATATCATCCATATCCACACAAAGAAGGTGGCTTTGTCACTGTTAAGGTGGAAGACATCAAAGAATTTCCAGGAGCCTCAGATAAAGAGATCAGAGTATCAGTGGATTCAGAATCCCAACTGAGAGACAACGCACCAGAAACTCCCAAAGAAGAATCAGATGAGCAAGTGGTGGAAAGATTAAGAAAAAGATTTGACATATTAACTGCCATGACCAAGGCTTGTAAAAAAGGTGATGTGAGAGCAATGATTGTGTCAGGTCCTCCAGGAGTGGGCAAGTCATTTGGTGTGGAAGCTGTGCTACAAAAACACGACATCCTAGCCACATTGGGAGAGAGTAAACCCAAGTATGAAGTGGTCAAAGGCGCTATGAGTGCTTTGGGCTTGTATTGTAAATTGTATCATTTCAAAGAAAAAGACAATGTATTGGTGTTTGACGATTGCGATAGTATATTGTTGGAAGACCTATCATTGAACATATTGAAGGCAGCATTAGATTCCAAAAGATCTAGAAGAATTTGTTGGAACACAGAAGCATACAGACTGAGAGAAGAAGGTGTGCCCAGCAGTTTTGAATTCAAAGGATCTGCTATATTCATTACCAATATTAAATTTGATAATGTTAAGAGCAAAAAACTAAGAGATCATTTGGAGGCACTGGAGTCTAGAAGTCACTATATTGATCTCACAATAGATACTATCAGAGAAAAAATATTGAGAATTAGACAGATTGTGACTGATGGCATGTTGAAAGAATATGAGTTGTCACCAGAAACTGAAAATCAGATAGTGGAGTTTGTGGTGGAACATCAACGCAGACTGAGAGAGATCAGTCTTAGAACTGTGCTGAAGGTGGCAGATTTGGCCAAAGCATTTCCTGACACTTGGGCAGAAACTGCTGTGCATACCATATTAAAACCTAGATAATAGTAGTAAGATGAGAACTCAACCACAAGAAGTAATTGCTAAATTGGAAGCAGACAACAGCAGATTGGCCAAGGAAGCCATTCTGTTGTCAGCCATGCAGGAAGGATTGGATGAGTTCTTTGAAGGTGTGCGTATGTGTTTGGACAAACTGTACACATTTGGTGTTAAGCAAGTGCCTGAAAAAGACACTGTAATATCTGCTCAAGGATGCGAATGGAAGATATTTAAAAAATTAGCAGAACAATTACATCGTAGAGAGCTCACAGGTCATGCGGCTCGTGATGCCATTAATCTTGTGATGGGCACAGCCACAGCAGAACAATGGAATGGTTTTTACAGAAGAATATTAATCAAAGACCTAAGATGTGGAGTGAGTGAAAAAACTGTAAACAGTGTGGCCACTAAGAACAAATTTAAGCAATATGAAGTGCCAGTGTTCACTTGCCAATTAGCACATGACAGCGCCAACCACGAAAAGAAGTTGGTGGGTAAGAAAATGTTGGAAGTTAAATTGGATGGTGTGAGAGTGATCACTATTGTGTATCCAGATGGCAAAGTGGACATGTTCAGCCGTAATGGCAAAGAGTTTACCAACTTTGGACACATAGCAGATCAGATATCACAAGTGGTTAAAAAATCACCTCCTCCCTATCCTGTGGTATTGGATGGTGAAGTGATGAGTGAAAATTTTCAGGATTTAATGAAGCAGGTACACCGTAAAGAATCAGTGGGTGCTTTGGATGCTGTGTTGCACTTGTTTGATTTCTTACCATTGTCCGATTTTATGGAAGGTAGTTGGAATAAGAAACAAACAGATAGAACCATCATGCTGAAGGCTTGGTATGATCAACACAAGAGCGATTTAAACGCCGTTACAGTGTTGGCTCATGAGATTGTGGACTTGGACACAGCAGAAGGACAAAAGACTTACACAGAGGTTAATAAGAGGGCAGTAGAAGGTGGATATGAAGGCATTATGATCAAGGACTTGTCAGCAGGCTATGAATGCAAAAGAAGTCATGCTTGGTTAAAACTAAAACCATTTATTGAAGTGAGCCTCACAATAAAAGATGTGGAAGAAGGCACAGGTAAGAATGTGGGCAAATTGGGAGCCTTCATTGTGGAAGGCATGGATGATAACAAATTGATCAAAAGTAATGTAGGCTCAGGATTAACAGATGAAGATCGTGAGACTTTTTGGAAAGACAAAGATTCACTGATTGGACAAGTGATTGAAGTGAGAGCAGATGCTGTGACACAAAATCAAGATGCTGTGGATGAGTATTCCCTGCGTTTTCCAAGATTTATGAAGTTCAGAGGGTTTGACAAAGGAGAAAAACTGTGAGTGAACTGGAGATCATTAAAAAAGCAATGATGGAAAACAAGAAACTGTTCTTGAGTGAGATGAAACAATTGAATGACAAGGTGGATGCTTTGAATACCAAATTAAGCAAACACATATCATTCATTGAACAGGTGTATGCTCCGTTGAGCAACAGCATAGATAAATTTAAAAAATTATTCAAATGAAAAATATATTCAAACACATATTACCAGAAATATTTGACGCAGACACTGCTTTTAATAGTTCATTGCCTAAGGTTACTAGATTTCAAATACTGATGGTGCTTGCCACCATGTGGGCTTTTATATTTGCATTGATTGTGGCAGAGTTTATTGCATTTGGAATCACTGTGACCACCAGTGTGATTGCACATGCTTTGGTGATAGGTGGCATAATCTTCACAAGAAAAAAATTAAATCAAAGAATTGACGGCTACAATGGTAGAGCACAGGGTGGAGAGCACGAATGAAAAAATACACAATAGAAATATCAGTGGGCGACACAGTGGAAGTGGGTAGATTCCGTAATGTGGTGGCTAAAATTACAGATATACAAATGGACGATCATGGTCAACCAGTGATTTATACCAACAAAGGACCTAAAAAATTATTCAGTTGTAGATTGAGTAAATTAACACCAGGGTCTAAGACACCCAAGCAGATACTGCAGGAGAAACGATGAATACTGATATCACACTGCTGATGGGCATAGTATTATTGCTGATGTTGGGTGCTTTAATCGGTTGGTATCTGAGTGAAAGATGGTATTCCCAAAGACTTTTTATCATACTGGAAGAGTGCAAAAAATTAAATGCAGCCACCATCACACTGTGGCAAGACATACTCAAACACAAAGAAAAAAATCTTCAAGATCAAGACAATTTACCTAAATAGGTTGATTTTATGTTCAAATGGCTATATAGCTGTTATAGCATGAATGATACCGCAGAAAAATATCGTCCCAGCATACAGGATAGAATCGCAGAGAGAGTGCGTGAAATAGTTGTGCCAGTGGAAGACTGGTTGGATCGATTGATTACCATGCCTGATAGATTTAATCCTGAAACATTCCAACTGATAGAACATTTCAAAAAAGAAAAAGTGGGTGGCGTGCATGCCCGTAAGATTATAGAAATGTACGAAACTCAATACAAAGAATACAAGGATCTATTGGAACTGAGAAAAAAGAATTTAAAATTTAAAGAGATTGACGAAGAAGGAGAAGGTGATTCTGAAGAAAGACAACTGTTGGAATCATACGAAGACGTCAGCAATGAAGTGATAGAAAAAGGTATCAAAGCTCATGATAACATATTCAAAGCCTGCGATTATATGATAGATATTGCCAATGCCAATCGTAAACCACGCAAGAAGAAACTCATCAGCAAAGAAAAAATGGTATCCAAATTACAATATTGTGTGGAAGACACCAAGTACAATTTAAAAAGCATTGATCCCAAAGATATTATCACAGCCGAACAGGTATGGGTGTTCAATACAAAAACTAGAAAATTAGGCATATATGTGGCCAGTGTGTTGGATCCCAGAGGACTCAACAGAGAGGGCACAGGATTGAGTGTGAAAGGTGCCAGCATACAAGGATTTAACCCAGAAAAAAGCATACAAAAGACCCTTAGAAAGCCTGAACTGCAACTGAATGAATTTATGAAGTGTGGCCCAGTTAAATCCAAGACCTTTTTCACAGAGATCAACAGCATGGAAATTGCCCTCTCAGGACGCATTAATTCGGACACCGTATTATTAAAAGTTTAGATATAAATAGTAGTGTATGTCAAAATCCATTGAACGCAATATAGCATCAGTTAATAAAGGAGCAGACGATTTTACCACTGGTTTAAAACAGTTGGCACAATCTGCAGCAGATGCCATCAACAACAAGCATATTCAAGAGAAACCCATTGAGTTCATGGGCACTGCTGACAATGGTATCTACGGCAAAGGACTACAGTGGACCGGAGTTGGACAAACCAAATATCTAGTGCTGCAGGCCACTCCAGACAGAATTTGGAGCAACGTCAACATAGATTTAAAACCAGAGAATCATTACAGCATTGACAACACATCAGTATTGAGTGCCAATGAGTTGGGCAAAACCGTGACCAAGAGCAATCTACGTCAGGTGGGCACATTGAATAATCTGGTGGTGTCAGGCAATTTAAACGTGAGTCAATTTGTTATTTTTGATTCGGGCATGAACAGACTGGGCGTGGGCACAGAAACTCCCAATGCCACATTATCAGTGGCCAGCAACACTGTGGAATTTATTGTGCAACCAGGTGTGTCTGCAGCAGACATAGGCACTCATACCAACAGTGGTCTTAATATTAAAACTGACAACACAGATAGAATTTCAATCACAGCCAATGGCCATATCACTTTGGGATTGAAAGGCAACACTGAAACTAAAATTAATATGTACGGCAGAGTGGGTATTGGTGTTACCAGTGTGGAATCAGATGTGAGTCTCAGCACTTCAGGAGCAGTAAAATTCCAAAACAAAAAATTTGAAATTGGCAACAGTGAGCCTTTAGCAGGATCTTACACTCAGGGTGATGTGGTATGGAACAGTGCACCAACTCCAGGCAACGTAATAGGTTGGGTGTGTGTGTTGACCGGCACTCCAGGACAGTGGAAATCATTCGGCGCAATAGCCAATTAATCTAAGTACTCATCACATCTTTGAGATATTTCTTATTCCAATATTTGTAATAATTCTTTGATCGCAAGAATTTTCTAGCAGACTCTAATTTGGATCTTTTTTGACACAGTATAAGATTGTACAAACCGTTGTTGGTTCTCACGTTTTTAATTTGAGTTTCTTCATCCCAATGATCAGCTAGGAATACATATTCCTTATGAGTATCATTCAATTGATCGCATAACTCATACATGTCTTTCTTTTTCATGCGAAATTCTTTGAGATACAACAGCACGTCCAAGGTTTCCAACAGTGTTTGGTCTTTTTCAAATCTAATCTTTTTGCGTACTCTGTCTAGGATCTTATATCGGGCACGGACAGCATAAGGACACACTGCCAACCCTCCCAATTCTGATTGAACCATGCTGAGATGTTTGGTCCAGAGCTTGATGTGTGATTTCATAGACATATATGTGTATTTAATAAATATAGACATGTTTGTAATAGGCAACGGTGAAAGTCGAAAGCACATAAACCTCGACAAAATTAATCAAACCAAGATAGGCTGCAATGCTGTGTTTAGAGATTGGCAAATGGATCATCTAGTTTGTTGTGATCGCAAGATGGTGTTGGAAGCTCTGCATGAAACTAATCCAGACCTTACCAAAATACACACCAGAGCTGAATATATCAGTATGGATTCAAGATTGAGTTGTGTGCCAGATTTGCCTTATGAGAGCAAACTGAGACAGGATCAACCCATTCATTGGGGCAGTGGTCCTTATGCTGTGCTGTTGGCCATAAAACTTATTCATTCCGATGAAACCATCCACCTGTTGGGATTTGATCTATATGGCACCGGAGAGAGAATCAATAATGTGTACAAAGACAGTGTGGGTTATAAAAAATCGCATGAAAGAGCAGTGGATCCTAGATATTGGATACATCAGTTGCACCAGTTGTTTGAATTGCATCCAAAAATAAAATTTGTGATGCATGTGACAGAATCTTTCGTCGAACCCACTGAATGGCATCATACCAATTTAGAATATCAGAGCTTGACAATGCTGCGGCAATAATGTAATAATATATGATGTTTGTAATTTATGACAATTACACATAGAGGACTTGGTATAATCCCTCTTTAAAAATTCTTCTACCATATTAAACAATAGGAGATAATATGGTAAAATATTACAGTACAAAAACATACGGCAACGACCGAGGTTTGAGTTGTTGTTTTAGACAGTGGCAGAGCACTCATTCACACTGTTCTTTGCTGCATGGTTACAGCATAGGTATTAAATTAATTTTTGAATCAGAGACTCTGGATGATCGCAATTGGGTCATGGACTTTGGTGGATTGAAAGCATTCAAAGAATGGAGTGAACACATGTTTGATCACACATTGGTGGTGGCTGAAAATGATCCACACCTAGACAAATTTAAAGCATTGGCAGCATTGGGATTAAATTCAGTGGGCGGCATCTGTGATCTACGCATAGTGCCAGCAGTGGGCTGTGAAAAATTCAGCGAGTTGGTTTACAATGAGATGAACAAGATATTGAAAACTTTTCAGTCAGGCAAGACTTACAAGTTGCCCAACGGTAAAGGATTTGATTGCAGGTATCCTGTGGGTCAAGGAGTCAAATTGCATTCAGTGGAAGTGTTTGAACACGCAGGGAATTCGGCCATATATCAAGCACAATAAATACTCCTGACCATGTCTAACAATTATGTGTTGTGTCTCAAACACGGCAACAAATACAGTGCTGAATATGTGAATGTGTTAAAAAAAATGACACAACGCAATCTCACAGTGGCACATGAATTTGTGTGTTTCACTGAAGATCCCAAAGGCATAGATCCAGACATCAGAATATTGCCACTGCCTGCAGTTGTTCTCAAAGGATGGTGGTACAAAACCATGCTGTTCAATCCCCACTTGCCCATACAAGGCACCATGCTGTTCATTGATTTGGATGTGATTATTTTTAAAAACATAGACAAATTGTTCACCCACAAGCCTGGAGAATTTTGTGTGTGCAGAGACTTCAACAGATGTTTTCAACCCAACTGGCAGAAGATGAACAGTTCAGTGGTGCGTTGGAGCACAGGACAACACCCACAGATTTACAACAATTTTATCAAAGATCCACACACCATCAGCAAGAGATTTCATGGAGATCAAGACTGGTTGTTTGATCAGGTCAAAAAACACTATCAGTTCTGGCCTGATGAATGGATACAATCCTACAAGTGGGAGATGCGTGGCAATCCCAAATTGGTGAGACAGAAGACAGGTTTCAAAAACTTCACATCACCTGGTGAGCCCAAAATTAAATCAGACACTGCTGTGGCTGTGTTTCACGGTGATCCCAATCCTAGAGAATGCGTGGATCCTTGGTGTCAAACCCATTGGAAATAGCCATTGAATTCACATTGACTGCAGTCAAAATATCGCATATACTAATAGTATGGTCAAAAGAATAGGATTTTGCTGTCAATGGTTTCATCATGACCGAACACTCAAAAAAAAACAACTGGAAGAATTAGAACGTCCTTACAATACCAGAGCCACCACAGTGCGTTGGTTGAATGAGCATAAAGAACAAGCCGAAGAAAAACTGGCATTTGTGTTCAAACACAACATAGATGGCATCAAGAATTTAATATTAAAAGTGTCTGAACTGCCTGTGAGCAGAAGAATGTGCAGAATATCATCACCCATACTGCCAGTGGCCACTGAAAACACTTGGAGATACTATTGGGATAAACCAGAAATTATAAAGTATTGCGAACAACATTTTGCTGAAGCAGGCGATTTGGCTCGCAAACACAATGTTAAAGTATCTTTCCATCCAGGACAATTCACGGTGTTGGCATCGGATAATCCAGACATAGTGGAAAGAAGCATAGACGAATTTGAATATCATGTGCGTATGGCGAAAATGATGGGGTTTGGTAAGAAATGGCAGGATGGTTGTAAAATCAATGTACACATATCAGGTCGTCAAGGTCCAGAAGGTATCATAAAAGCATTGCCTAGATTATCACCTGAAGCACGCAATCTTATCACCATAGAGAATGATGAAATGAGTTGGGGATTGGATGCCACACTCCAGTTGGAAAAACATGTGGCATTGGTGCTGGACATACATCATCACCTTATACGAGATGAAGAATACATACGTCCCACTGATGACAGAGTCAAAAGAGTCATAGACAGTTGGAGAGGCGTGCGACCCACCATGCATTATTCTTATTTTAGAGATGAAGCTTTAATGCCAGCATTTGATGCTGACACACAGCACATGATGCATAAAAATATGTTGCCCATGAAAGACTTAATAACGTTGGGCTGTCAAAAGGTAAAATTGAGATCTCACAGTGATCTGTTGCCCAATGCAGCACACAATGAATGGGCACTGTCATTTTTAGAATGCATGGACATTCAGGTGGAAGCAAAGGCCAAGAACTTGGCAGCTGAACAACTGCACAATCAGGCACAAGCTCTGGGTCTACTGTAATAAATACTGCCATGCAAGACATGAAGCAGTGGATCGAATTGTTCGAAACCAAACAAAAACGTGAAAAAACCCTAGTGTTGGAAACATTGCCTTATGGCATGGGTGATTTGGATCCTGTGCTGAGCCGTGCCAATGTGGAATATCATTATGGAGTATTGAGCCGAGGTTATGTGAATCGATACAACACAGGAGAAGGTGATCCTGATTTCAATTATGGTGGTGCTAAATTGCACAATTTATTTTGGGCTCAATTGCAAGCACCCCGAGGCAGCAATCTTCCTCAAGGCACAATAAAAGAATTCATAAACGAACATCATAAAGATTATGACAGTTTTAAAGAAACGTTACTTTTGACCACTATGAAACTGCAAGGATCTGGATGGGTGTACTTGTCTCGATCAGGAGAGATCAAAACCACTCCCAATCAAACATATCGAACTGATATTTTAATGCCCATAGATATGTGGGAACATTCATTTATGGATTATGTGCCGGCAAAAGATGCCAAGAAACGCTACATTACAAATATTTTTAAAATAATCAATTGGTCTACAATCAACGACCGTTTGAACACAAAATAATCACAATTCATCTATAGGTGTATCACTGCTGACATTCATGTCCAGTATTTTGCGTTGCCGCACACCTTGTTGCTGTGCAAAACGCTTGGGATCACATGCACCGCACACATGCTTGTAATCATTGCTGATGCGTTTGATGGCTATGCTGCCTTTCTCCCTTTCAAACAGTGCATTGCAACTGTCACACTGGAACCTATAGTAGGTTTTGTGACGCACACAGGTGTGTTTTGTGCCCAGTTTACTGATGCGTTCAGTAAGATGTTGTTTCACAACTTTTTCTAAAAACATATACTTGTATTTACATTAGGATTTGTGTTTTTTTAATAAATAATTGAAACAGAACGGAAACACATGGCTGTAATCACTGTCACTGAAAGAGCAATCGAAAAGATCAAAGAGTTGTGTCATCACAACAACAAATATGCTGTGAGACTCAGCATCAAAGGTGGTGGGTGTGCAGGTTATTCCTACGATTGGGGATTTGCTGATCAATCAGAAATTGCACCTGCAGATGAGCTGTTAAACTTTGGCAATGGAACCAAGTTCACCATAGATGCTGCCAGTGTGATGTATATTCTAGGCACTGAGTTGGATTATGTGACTGAAGTGTTTGGATCACATTTTGACATTCGCAATCCCAATGCCAAGAGCGCATGTGGTTGTGGTGAGAGCATCAGTTTTGAAAAGGAGACAGCATAACACATGGCCAAACAGAATATCAATATCGGAGTGGAAGGTAACGACGGTACCGGCGATAGTATTCGCGATGCGTTTAGGAAAGCGAATGAAAACTTCACGGAACTTTATGCAGTTTTTGGACAAGGTGGACAGATTGCTTTCACATCACTGAGTGACACTCCTGACACACTGGGCATATTCAAACTGCCTATCAGCAACAGCACCGGCACAGAATTAGAAATGAGATCATTGTCTGGTGGTGTGGGTATCTCTGTGAGTTTAGCCACAGCAGGTCAGATTGTGATCAGCAACACCGGCAGTGAGTTGGTAGATGACCTTTCACCCAGTCTAGGAGGTCCGCTCAATGCCAATGGGTTTGCAGTGGGCAACGCAGAAGTCACCAGCCAAGCAGTGAGCAATTTTAATTCCACACATGGAACCAACATCACCATAGATGAATTATTAATCACCAAAGGCTACGCAGATCAAAGATATTTAAAATTAAGTGGTGGCGGCAGTGGAACTGCTGGACAAATACGAGTGAGAGATGAACCACCAAATGCATCAGAATACACCATCACCATTGCCAGCTACAGTGCCGGCAATGCTGTGATCACTGCACATGGTTTTGACACCAGTGCCAACGGTATTGCCTACATCTACAACAGCTCAGGCACTCCAGCTGTGGGATTGAGCAATGGTGTTACATATTACTTGCGTTTTGTAAATGTGAATCAGATGAGCATGCATGCTTCGTTTGCTCAAGCCACCAATGACGATGACAGCACCAGAGTTAAAATCACTGTGTCAGGTGGCACAGGCACACAGACTTTGTTGGATGCTGATTATGATGACGCATTGGCAGGATATTTCTTAAGCACAGAAACCATGCCAAGAAAATCCATTGTGAGACGTCAAGGAGACACCATGACTGGTGCTCTTTATCTACATGACCATCCAGGAGATTTGGCAGGTGAAGGCACTCCCAACGGTGTGGATGATCTTCAAGCAGCCACAAAATTTTATGTGGACAACACCAGCTTCAGTTCTCAGGTTAATTTATATGTGGCCACCTCAGGTGATGACAGTATGCAAGGAGTTCCACCAGGCAAAGAAGGCAGAGCTCTTAATTATGCTTACAAATCAATCAATGCTGCAGCTCGCAAAGCAGAAGAATTAATATTGACCACTCCTGTGGCACTAGGACCTTACACACAAACCATTACCTACAATACAGGAGCCAGCAATTCATTGGTGGTGTCTGAAGGAGTCACCAGCAGCAGTGGATACAACAATGTAAAATTGTTGATAGATGCCAATAGAACTTTCATAATCAAACAGATGATTGGTTTCATCAATACCACTTATCCTGATTTCATCTATGATGAAGCAATCTGTGAACGTGATTTGGGTTTAATTTTGGATGGTATTGTGATAGATGTGTTGGCCAGTGTGAACTCCAACGTGAGATCACTGCAGGCAGGATTGAGATACTACAGCAATGTGAGTGCTGCCACTGCTATCAACCAACAGTTGACACAGACATTGGCTGGCATCAACTATGCCAAAAGCATCACCAACACTATTTTGCAAAATTTAACAGTGACTCCCACTTATGATGCAGGTTTTACACAGACCATTAATGCACCCAGCACAGTGGATTCAACTGGCAGAGCTTCAGTGGCTGCCAAGTTTGATATCATTACCAACATCATCAGCAATGGTCCCACATCAGCTGCTCCCGAAGTGGAAGGCAGTACCTACACCATCACCATCAGCAATGGCAGTTTTGGATTTGTGGATCAGAACAATCCCAACAATCAAGATTTAATTCCAGGCAAATTGATCAGAGGCAAGCAGAGCAATGCACTGGGCCGTGTGGTGAGCATCCTAGCAGGTGGTGCTGTGGACACTGTGCGAATGATACTGGTAGAGCCAAGAGAATTTGATGTGGGTGAGGAATTGGAATTTGCTGCTCCAATAAAAAATCAGAACATAACCATTAGAGTGGAAAGTGGCACATACTTGGAAGATTATCCCATAAAAGTGGTCAACAATGTTTCTATCAAAGGAGATGAATTCCGTCGAGTGATTATTAGACCCAAAAATAGAATTTCACAATCACCTTGGGCTGACATTTATTTCTACAGAGATTTAACCATAGATGGATTAACCACTGCAACCACAAACTTTGGTCGTCAATACTTGAATGATCCCACAGCTTTGAAGAATGTTGGATCTAGTTATACCAACGTAGGTGGATACACAGCAGCAGCTGAACAAATTTTAGACGCCAAGCCCACCATTCAAACAGCAGTGGTGACCTACACCAATTCATTGCTGAGTCCCAGCTCGTTGAGTCCCACAGCGGAAGCTGCCAGCAGACGCGACACTGGATTGATTGTGGATGCAATTTACAATGATTTAATTCGAGGTGGCCGAGAAAATATTTTAGAAGTACAAGGTGGATTTTTTGGAGTGGCATTGAGCGCTCAACGCAAACAAGGAATTACCTATGTGGGCACATATATCAATGCTTCAGTGATCGCAGCTTTTTCAGCCACAATTAAAAGCATTGTGACAAACATGCTCACATCAGTGAGTTTTGCTTTCAATGTATCTTATAATCCTCCCAAAAACAACAGACAGATGGATGTGTTTTTAATGGGAGAAGCCACCATAATTAGAAATGTGACCTGTCAAGGCCACGGTGGATTCATGTGTGTGTTGGATCCTGAATCACAAGTTTTGAACAAATCACCCTACATACAAACAGCCAGCAGTTTTTCACAAAGCATCAATGCCAAAGCATTCCGAGGAGGTATGTTTGTGGATGGATCCTGTGGCAATGTGCCTGTCAATGTGCAGAATGTGGTGAGTGCATTTGAATTAACAGTGAACAGCGATCCAGGAGAAGGATTGTTCATAAGAAAACCACTCACTCCCACAAGTTTCTACATCGCTGGACAAAGATATCAAGTGGATGCTGTGAGCAATTATGATGGACCAGCCGGCACTGCCACTCTGTTGTTGAACGCCAGCAGCAATGGTGGATTAGGATTCACCATCACCAGTCCCATACCGTATCCATTGGTGTTGCAGACTGCAGGCAATAAATCTTTGTTGAGCAATGATTTCACTCAGGTGAATGATTTGGGTTATGGACTGTTGGCCACCAACGGCGCTTTGAGTGAACAAGTTTCCATGTTCACCTACTACTGTCACGTGGCTTATTATGCATTGAACGGCGCACAGATCAGATCATTGAACGGCAGCAATGCCAATGGTGTTTATGCATTGGTTGCAGAAGGATCAGATCCCAACGAACAACCAGATGATGTGACACTTTTCCACAACATGACGCAGGTGTGTAAAGTTTACGACGATGGTGCAGTTTATGATCATCCATTGTTGGCTCTCAGTGTGTATGTGTATGATTTGGAATATGTGCCTAACAACAGAGGAGAGATTGAAATAGATCATGACACCCTTGATTCATCTTTAGTTTTAGGCGTGGAAAGATATGAAATAGCCAGTGTGGAGTTGACAAATCCATTGGTCACTGTGGTTGGTCCCAGTGTGACTCGAGATGGCAGGGTGTACAAAATTAACCTCAGCACTGCCGGCACTCTTTCTGCTTCCACCACTGGAATCAAAGCAGTATTGAGCAACAATCAAACTATAACCATCAGATCCAATTCAAACCATCGATTCAGCGGCGTGGGCAACGTGGCTCCCACAAGACCCAGCACTGCCTTGGTATTCCCCAACGATTCAAACACGGTGTACAGAACTGTGTCCTTCGGCATCAATGACGCTGTGGGTACTGCGTTGCCTGCCAACAACGTGATAGCAGGATTCGACACTGGATTCGACAATGTGAGATTGCAGGTGGCACCTGCGGCAGCATTAACAAGCACCTATGCTGGTGCTGGAACCACCATGGGAGCCACAGTGGGAGATGTGGTGATTGCTATTGAACAATTGACTGAAGCTTCAGACATCACCAGAATCAACAACAACAGCATGGCCTTTGCTTGGGCGGGAGTGGTGCATAGAGTGAGCAATTATGTGGATCGTACTACCTATGCCACGGTGCAGATCACCACATTGAACCACATTCACTCGGGTGGCTATGCAGGTGTTGGACTTTATGCACCAGTGGTGCGAGGAGCCGGCACAGAAAATATTTCACTGCGTTGCGGACTGTTGTCTGGAGAATACGCCAATATCACTATTAAAATATCCACATGCAGAGCCACTGGACATGACTTCTTGGACATAGGTTCAGGTGGATTCAACAGCAGCAATTATCCCAACTCTATTTTTGGTGAATCAGCCAACACACCTGTGCAGGACAATGAAGTGGAAGAACGCGGCAAGGGCAGAGTATTCTTTGTGAGCACAGACCAAGACGGAGTATTTCGTGTGGGAAGATTCTTCACAGTGGATCAAGGCACAGGATCTGTGACTTTTGCTGCTTCCATTGCATTGAGCAATCTAGACGGATTAGGATTCAAACGAGGTGTGGTGGCAGCAGAATTTTCAACAGATTCTGCCATGACTGACAATGCTTCAGACACAGTGCCCACAGAATCAGCTGTGAGAGGCTATGTGGATCGCAGATTACACTACACCGACGCAGGCACATTGGTGGCCAACCCTATAGGATCAGGAGTCATTGCCAGAGACGGCAGCACTTCATTCACTGCCAACATCAGTGCAGGCGGATTCAAACTGATCACATTGGGCGCTCCCACTTCATCACAGGATGCTGCCAACAAAGCCTATGTGGATCAAACATTGTATGCCAGTGATCAGGTAGAAAATTTAAGAAATGTGGACATTGCAGGGTTTGCTGCCAATCAGATATTGGTGTTCAATGGCAGACTTAGAATATTCACCAATCCAGAAACAGGCGGAATATTTGTGGTGGGTAACACCATCACAGGCAGCAGCACAGGCACAGTGGCCACCATAGTGGATTATGAATCAGTGGTATTGCCGGGTGCATTGAATGCAAGACGCATAACTTTTGCATCAGTGTCAGGTCCTGGCTTCAGCACATTGGATTCTATCAGCACAGGTGGTGGAGTATCAGCACAAATAATTGATGGTCCAATGAATGAATTGGCCAATGGAGTGATGAGTGGCAGCACAGATATTTCAATCACAGCCACAAGAAGCACTGCACAAACAGATTTAAATTTACAAATAGTAGCTGGCAGCATCATCAATGCAGATGTGAACGCAGCCGCAGCCATTCAGCAGAGCAAGTTGGCCATGACAGCTGCCACCACCAGAGTGAACGCCACAGGCATCAGTCAGGCAGATCTTGGATTGGCCAGCTTTGATTCCAGCACTTTCACAGTGACCAACGGCTGGGTGCAGATTGATTCAGGTGATTTGGCCATCAGCAAGATTGAGAACATGGCCACTGACACAGTGGTAGGTCGCAGTGCAGCTGGCACAGGAGCTCCCAGCGCCATAGCATTCAGCACAGTGATCAGTGATGGTGGAGGATTAGAAGATGGAGATTTTGCCACAGAATTACTGGCTGCATTGGATCCAGGAGAAGCACTGATCAAAACAGGTGCCACTTCATATGCTCGAACCAATGTGAGCACCTCAGGCGAAGTGAACAGTATTATTAAATCAGATGCCACAGGCATTGTGGATGTGGCAGCATTGAAGTTGGATGGACAACTGTTGATCGACAGCAACACCGGCACCAACACTTCATTGTTCTACACTAGAGGCAGCATCAATTTCTTACAAGCAGTGGGCAATACCACTGCCAACACCACACTCACATTCACAGGTAGAAAATTTCAATTTGGTGGTAGCACAGTGCCCAATTCACCCACTGCTGATGCACTGCAGAGCGCGGCATTGAATGAAGGCCGAGGCATAGCCACACCTCACTTGTTCACAAAATTCATTGAAACAGATTCAGTGGAATCAGGCGGCACAGGTATAGCACTGGGAGCAGGTGGCAGCACATTGGCTGGCGCAGGCAAGATCAGTATTGTGTTGGCAGGAGCAGTGCCATTCATATTTGCAGGTGATGCAGACGATTCCACTATCACCACACCAGGAGTTTATCCTGACGCAACTGACACATACACCATTGGTAATGCTTCGGCCAGATACAAAACAATTTTTGCTGAAGTGTTTCACGGCACAGCAACCAACGCATTGTACGCAGATTTGGCAGAGAAATATTTGGCAGACCAGGAATATGATTCGGGCACTGTGTTGCAGTTTGGTGGTGACAAAGAAGTTACCATCGCGATGGAAGCCAACACCAACAAGATAGCAGGTGTGGTGACCACAGCACCAGCATTTTTGATGAATGATCAATTGAATGAAGAGAACACAGTGGCAGTGGCACTGCAGGGTCGTGTGCCATGCAAAGTGATAGGAAAGATTAACAAAGGTGACATGCTGGTGGCCAGTGCAATGCCAGGTGTGGCTTGTGCAGCTGAAGGTGAAATTAAAATAGGCACAGTGATTGGTAAATCTCTAGAAAATTATGACAGCAATCAAGTGGGCGTGATTGAAATCGCGATAGGTAGATAAACATGGCCAAACAAACAGTTAATATAGGCACATCTGCCAACAAGGGCAATGGTGATCCATTACGCACAGCATTCACTAAGATCAACGATAACTTTACAGAGTTATATACTTCTGTTGATAGTCTACAGTCCAGCGACGCTGACTTAACTGCCATTGCTGCACTAACTGGAACTAGCGGATTCTTAAAGAAAACTGCTGCCAATTCTTGGGCACTGGATACTAACACATATACCACTCTTACTGGAACAGAAACATTAACGAATAAAACAATTAATTTAACTTCTAATACATTATCTGGCACAACTGCACAATTTAATACAGCATTGAGTGATGATAATTTTGCCACATTAGCTGGAACAGAAACATTAACGAATAAAACTTTTACTCTTGCTCAAAGTGGTGGTACAAGTGCATATGCAACTAAACGAGTTTTACAATACAACGAAGGAACTGGAGTAATTACATATAGTAATAAACTAGATGCTGTAAGTCCATACATTACAGGATATGGTTCAGAAATTCACGTTAGTCCAGTTGCTTTTGATGATACAGGTAATGGAACTATTGGTGATCCAGTTAAAACTATTGCTAAAGCATTAGAATTGGCTGCACTTGCTTTCGAAACAACAGCAGTTGGTCAAAGAAAAACAATTATATTGCATCCAGGAGATTATGTAGAAAATGTCACACTTGATACTCAATATATTGTTTTAACTACACACGAGTCAATAGGTAAAAATACATCTCTTTCTGGCACATTAACTATCTCAAAAGGTTGTACTGTTAATGGACTGAAGATGACAAATCTTGTTATTTCAGCAACTTCAGCAACTGGTTCAGTTGATATTATTAATTGTACAGTGACAACAGCAACTACAAAAACATCTTCAGCATATACAAATATTAGATTAAGCGATTTATCTTCATCTACATTAAGTATTACTGGTGCTGGTTCAGTTGTGCTGGCTGGTGGTAATTATGGTTCTCTTACAGTAAACAATGCTTCTGCTGGAGTTTTAGCTAAAGCAGTAATTACATTGGGTCCAACAACTTTAACAGCAGGAATACTACAACTTTCCGATACACTGATTTACTCTGCCACAAATACGTCCAATGCCATAACGCAAAGTGCTGGATCATTTTTAACAGTAAATAATTGCCAAACATTAATACCTGATTTATCAAACGTGGCAAGAAATAGTTTTGGCGGATATTATTCTATTCTTCATTCTGTTTATGATAAAACAAACTCTACATTCGGTGGCATTTCACTGGCAGCTATTTCATACAGTCAGTATATCAATGCTGATAGATTAATTTTATCAACTAATCCTCCTACTCATAGTTATGGCGCAGCTGGTGATAAAACAGGTATGATAGCCTTTGATACTTCTTACATATACTATTGTGTAGCGAATTATGTAAATAATTCAACTGATATATGGAAACGTACAGCGTATAGTGCTGGTACTTGGTAATATATAAATATTAAAAAGGAAGTGCATTATGGCAAATAGAATACCACTCATAGTGGACACCGGAGACGGCAACAAGATCAAAGAATTACCCATAGGTGATAATTTAGATCTCACAGGCTCAGGCATCAGTGGTGCCAGCAGCATTCAAGCCAATTCCATGGCCACCACCACTGGCAGCATTGGCACACTCACCAGCAATAATATCACTGTGAACACCACAGCTGATTTGGGCAATGTGTCAGGTCTCACCATAGAAGGTGGCACAGTGGGTCAGGTGTTGACCACAGATGGCACCGGAGTACTCAGCTGGAGCACATTGGGCAACTACGATCAAAGTCTCAACACCACTGACGATGTAGAATTTAATTTTATCAATGCTAGAAGATTGGAAGCACCCATCAATGTCACTGCTGAGATACGCACCAGCAGCACAGGCAGTGGTGTAAAAACTTGGCAATTCAGCAGCGTGGGCAATTTAACTCTGCCAGCGGGTGGTGACATACGCAACAGCTCAGGAAATTCCATCATAGGTTACACCAATATTCAGTCAGATGTGATAGCAGACACCAACAACACCAGAGACATAGGATCCAGTGCAGTAAAATGGGCTGAAGGACATTTCACCAATCTATATGGCACACTCACAGGCAATGTGGTGGGCAATGTCACTGGCAATGTCACAGGCAATTTAACAGGCACAGCAGATGTGGCCAGCACAGTGGCACTGACAGCCACCAACACCACCAATGCCACTCATTTTCCCATTTTTGTGGACTCTGCCACTGGCAATGAATCCATCAGAACCGACACAAGTTATACCTACAATCCCAGCACAGGAGTGATCAACAGCACTGGTGTGTCAGTCACAGATGCCACAGTGTCCGGCACTGCCTACAGTTTCAATATCAGTTCCACAGGCACTGCCAACTTGACCACAGTGAATGTGGGCAACACACTGTCAGTCACTGCAGGTATAGAAGGAGATCTCACAGGTTCTGTGTATTCAGACAATTCCACACAGATGATCAATGGTGTCACTGGCAAAGTGGTAGGACCCATAGAAGTCAACATTGCCAACATCAGCATCACAGGAGGCACGCCCAACCAAGTGATCAAAACCAATGGTTCGGGAGTTTTGAGTTTTGTGGATCAATCAGTAGGTGGTGGAGGTGGAGGCGCAGTGGTTTTGGATGATCTCACAGATGTCACTATCACTTCAGCAGCCAATGGACAGATTTTAAAATACAATGGAGCAGCCTGGGTCAACAGTGTGGTACCCATCAATACCTTTGGCATCATTGCCACCACAGGATCAGCAGTGACCATCACTCCCGCAACCTTGGATGACACATTCACTTTCACAGCAGGCACAGGTATAACCATCGCACCCACAGCATTGAGCAAGACTTTGACCATTACCAACTCTGCTCCCAATGTGACACAAAATGTATTCACCACCATAGCAGTGGCAGGACAATCATCAGTGGTGGCAGACACCAGCACAGACACATTAACCTTGACAGCCAGCACAGGCATCAGTATCACCACCAATGACAGCACAGACACCATCACCATTACCAACTCTGCTCCCAACGTGACACAGAACGTGTTCACTACCATAGCAGTGGCAGGACAATCATCAGTGGTGGCAGACACCAGCACAGATACATTAACATTGGTGGCTGGCAATAATGTGACCATCACAACCAATGACAGCACAGACAGCATCACCATCAATGCCACTCATCCCAACACATTCACCAACATTGCTGTGGCAGGACAGAGTTCACTGCTGGCAGACAATGTGAATGACACACTCACATTGGTAGGTGCAGGCGGTATTACTATCACAACCAACGACAGCACAGACACTTTAACTATCACAGGCGGCGGAGGTGGCAGTGGATTGGAAAGCAGAAGCACAGCCGCAGGCACCACCAGTTCATTGGCCAACAGTGCTTCAGCGGATTTAAACATCACAGGATTCAAAGGATATGCTCTTTTAAAAATTCAAACATCGGTGGCTGCTTGGATTAGATTGTACACAGACGCTGCCAGTCGTTCCTCAGATTCAAGTAGACTGGAAGGAGTTGATCCTTCTCCGGATGCAGGAGTGATAGCAGAAGTGATCACCACAGGTAATCAAACCATACTGATGTCGCCTGGAGTGATAGGATTCAACAATGAAGCATCACCCACAACCACCATCCCTGTGAGAGTGACCAATAAGAGTGGCAGCACTTCTGCTGTCACAGTGACATTGACCTTGATAAAATTAGAAGCATAATTTATGCCAAAAAAAATAATAGATGTAATTTTAAATGATGATGTAAATAAACAACAATTTATTGATCAATTTAATAATGATAAAGTAGAACTATGGAACATTATGGAATCCATAGATAATTTAATTGTTGTCAATATCGATGAAGATTATATAACAGAGTTTTCTAATAATTCTCAAATAAAAAATATAGATTTTAGATTATTCAAGCCAGTTTCTGCTTCACTACCTGATTTTTTTACAACTACTAAAACTATTACTGCTGTTGCTCCTAGCACACTTTTAAGTGGTTCAAATTATATGCCCATGCAGTTTTATCTTGATACAGACATAATATATTCTTCGCAAAAATTAGGCAGTAATGATCCAGTTTCATCTTTAAATAATGCAACTTATTTTAATAGATGGACTGGAAAAAATGTGGATATAGTCAGTCTTGAAGTAGGACCTGTTAACAATACTTTGCAAGGAGTACATGCAACTCATCCAGATTTTTCAAATTTAGAATCTCCTGGAACTCCCAGAGTAATTGCTAAAAATTGGACAGATTTAGAAGATACTAGCAATAATCAAATATCTTCCAATAGAGTTTTTAGTTCACATGCAATGGGAGTACTCAGTGCGGCTGCAGGAACTATATGTGGTTTTGCTAAAAAATCAAATCTCTATGTTGCATACTTATCGTTCGCAGATGGAGAAGTTGAATGTATTAATGCTATAATTTCTTGGCACAATAGTAAACCTGTAAATCCTATCACAGGTGTTCCTAATCCTACCATCATGATAGCTGAATATCAGTATCTTTTAGATAGATCTTATGGAATTAAAATAGATGATATCAACAGTATAACTACTCCCAGTGGAACAGTTAATAGACCAGGAGCAAGTTGGGGAGTGGATTTAACTCCGTTCACATCAAGAAATATAATACCTTTTAGAATTCAAGATCCTAACACATTAAATTTTGAATGGTGTGCAGTATTTCCTTACCCTTTTCAAAACACTGCACTTAAAGTTGCCTTAGAAGCTGCTTGGGACGCTGGCATAGTCAATTTTAATGCAGCTGGAAACAATGGAGGAGTGTATGTGAAAGATTCTGATCCAAGATGGAGCGGCACTTTTTGTTCTTCTAGTGGTACAATTACTAGATATGATATAAGTTATTCTAGCACCACAATTGTTACACGCACAACAACAAATCAAACCACAGCTTATCCTTTTAGAGCATATGGTCCGCATGGTTTAGATAAAAGTATAGATGTGGCTGCTGGACAAAATTCAGAAACATATCAAATACTTGATCCTTATTCCAATAGAGGTCCAGGAATAGATATTGTAGGATTGGGAGAAAATACCTGGACTGCATATCCACTGAGTACTTACGCTGATGGTAATAGTTGGGGAATGTTTAGTGGCACTAGTTGTGCTACTCCCACAGTGGTAGGTAAAGCAGCCTGTATGATGGAAAGATATTACTTTTATAATAATCAATGGCCTACGAATACGCAAATAAAAACTATATTACTTTCAGAAGCTAAATCCGTGGTAGAGAATGTTGATAGTACTACATGGAACAACAGACCAGCTGCCTCAACCAACTATAGTATCGCAGCATTTGATGGACTCACAAGTTATGTAAATTGGATTCAAAATAATTTTTTCTCTCCCAATGGAGGATTTCGATTAGGAGAACTGGCAGGAACCACTACGAAAAGAGCATTTTTTAATGCTCAAAGTTTTCAAAGAAATCAAACACAAGGTAAAAGACCTGTTTCAGGTGCTGCTTACCCAAGAACAAAGATCAGAAGATTTGGTTAAAAACAAAACAAGATAAATAGTTGTATGACAATATCCACAATAAACATAGGTACCATTGCTAATGACGGCACAGGTGATGATTTACGCGAAGCGTTTATCAAAGTCAATAATAATTTTGCTGAACTCAACGCAAGAGATCCTGAATCAACCACAGTCAGCAACAGACTCACTGACACCAACTCTATTAAAGGGTTATTTTATCAAAAATCAGGTGTGGATCTACAATTCAAAAGTTTAGAAGCAGGCAGTAACATATCATTCACCAGCAACAATGACAAAATCACCATCACTTCATCAGGAGTGGTGAGCATATTGGTGTTTGGTGACACAGGTCCTCATTTGACCATCAACAGCGTGGGCATGTTGGAAGTGTTTGGCACCGGTGGTGCTGCCACAAGAACTCTCAGCAATGGAACCACTTTAGAAATAGAATCTTTGTTGGCCAATGAAAGTAATCCCACACTCAGTGCCACTCTTACAGGTGCTGGCAATGACATAGTGGGCATTGACAACATTCAAGCTGCCAATGTGGATGCATTGGTGTATGATATTGATGTGAGTGATAGAAATTCATTCATTGGTTTTGACATGGGTGAGATTCAACTGGATGCTGCCAACAATGAGAACATCACCAACTTATTAGACTTTTATTTCAGCCAAAATCCAGTGGACATGGGCACCATTGCATCTCCCAACGCCACTGTGTTTGACTTCGGCGCTATATAATTCTCTCGATAAATACAACATATGAGCAACTTGTGGACACAGCCAACCGGATATTCATTGGGCACTATTGCTGAAAGAACTGTAACCACCATCAGTTTGCCAGTGAACACAGTGGATTCCATACTTGTGATAGCAGGCACTTTGCCTGGTGGTTTGAGACTGCAGGGCACTGCTATCGTTGGTACCACAGTGGAGGTTGCTAGAACCACACAATCAAGATTTGTGCTGCGAGCTCGATTGGGCAACGATATTCAAGATAGAACCTACAGTATCACAGTGGCAGGATCAGATGATCCTGTTTGGATCACTCCATCAGGTCAATTGCCTGTGGGTGTAAACAATGCATTATTTGTGTTGGACAGTGCTTACATAGATTATCAATTGGAAGCCACTGATACAGATCTTTCAGCTGGTGATGAATTGGAATATTATATTGCCCGAGGTGATGGAGAATTACCACCAGGCATCACACTCACCAAAACAGGCAGATTGACCGGAGTGATAGATCCTGTGTTGGCTTTGGACATAGCAGCCAGCAGTGGTCATTATGATGTCAATACTTTCAGTGCATTTCCTTATGATTTTGGATTGAGAAGTGCCAGTGGATTTGAAAGTTTTTATTATGACGTGGAATTTTATGATTATGCCATAGGTACCAAATCACCCAAAAAATTAAATCGTTATTATGAATTCACAGTGAGTGTGAGTGATGGTGACAGCACAGTCAAACGCACTTTTAGAATATTTGTGGTGGGAGATGATTTTTTACGAGCAGACAACACCATATTACAAGTGGGTGGCGGAACATTCACTTCAGATGGCACTTATATCAGAACTCCACAGTGGCTCACTCCAAGAGATTTGGGCTACAGAAGAGCCAACAATTATGTCACACTGTATCTAGAACTGTATGACCCCAACACCATCACAGGTTATGTGGCCTACACACTGAGACCCACCAATGATGACGCCACAGTGAGCACACTGCCTCCAGGTTGCACACTGGACAGCACATCGGGTGAAGTGGCAGGCCGAGTGCCTTATCAACCAGCAGTGACCAAAGAATATAAATTCACTGTGAGAGCCACAAGATTTGGAGCCAACAATGAAAGTCTAGCCATCAAAGATAAAACATTTGTGGTGAAAATATTGGGAGAAGTGGACAGTGTGATCACCTGGAACACTGACAATGATTTGGGCAGTATCAATGCTAACTTTGTGAGCACTCTATTCATTGCAGCCACTACCACAGTGCCCAATGCTCAATTGAGATATGTGATCACTGCAGGTGCATTGCCCAACGGATTAACATTGGCATTGGATGGAGAAATATTAGGCAAAGTGAGACAGTTTCCTTTGAATGGATTGTTGGGACTCACCACATTTGACAACAGAGATTTAACTTTGGACAACAATCAAACCAGCGTGGACAGAACTTTTGTGTTCACTGTGGAAGCCAGAGATCAATTTGGATACAGTGCTACCACAAGAACTTTCACATTGAAAGTGATAGCTGCCAGTGATTTATTGTACAGCAATCTTTATGTGAGACCTTTTTTAAAAATTGATCAAAGAAATTCTTATCTAGCATTGATAGGAGATCCAGAAATTTTTAAACCCAGTTCCATATATAGACCCAATGACGAACTGTTTGGCATCCAAAAACAATTAAAAATGTTGGTGTATGCTGGTATTGAAACCAAGACCATCAATTATTACGTGGCTGCCACAGCAAAAAATCATCGCAGAAAAAGATATCAGTTGGGCTCAGTGAAGACTGCAGAGGCCAAGGAACCTGGCACCAACACAGTGCTGTATGAAGTGGTGTATGTGGAAATTGTGGATCCCCTAGATGATGCGTCACAGCAGATGGCCAGCAAGATCAAGATCAAAAACAACAACATCATAACCATCAGCCAAACTGAAATTGAAGTGTTGGATGATGTGACCAAATTAAATGTGGGTGGCAATACCTATACATTGTATGCCAACAATAATCTGCCCATTGCTGTGGGCACCATAGGCAACAATCTGCAGATCTATGCCCGAACAGGCAGTCTTATTTTAAACACAGTGACTGGCATATTGAGTGTGACTCTACAGAATGGCACCGTGTTGAATGTGGGCACAGTGGTGAATAATCCCACAGACGCATTTAGATTCAGACCCAATCACAGTGTGATCAGAGTGGACAGCAACATATTAAACATTGCCAATCCCAATGACATCGAAAGATATGTGAGCAATACCACCAACATGCGTGCCAATCTTAAATTGATAGGTGAAACAGAATTAGAGTTTTTGCCCTTATGGATGCGTACAGCACAGAAAGAACAAACACAGCCATTGGGATATATCACAGCAGTGCCATTGTGTTATTGCAAACCAGGCACCAGTGCTGCCATTGTGACAGCATTAAAGAACAATGATTTTGATTTTAAACAGATAGATTTCGAAATAGACAGATACATCATAGACAGCACCACTGAAAACGGCACAGAACAGTATGTTATGTTCCCCAATTATCAATATAACATTTAAAGCATGAAGCAAACAGATAAATAAGTACAAACAGTAAGGAAAAATATGCCCAGCAACATCAACACAACCAGCATTGATCAGACATACCCTGTGGCAGGACAGGACAACAACAGCCAAGGATTTAGAGATAATTTTACCACTATCAAAAGTAATTTTGTCACAGCCAAAACAGAAATAGAAACATTACAAACCAATACTGCCAAACTGAATGCTGCCAACAATTTTGGCAACAACAGCATCACAGGTGCTAAATTTATCAACAACACCACCACAGTGTACAGTGCAGGCACCATAACCACTCCACAAAATATCAGCATAGAGAATGGAAATTTTCAAACATTCATCGTGGGAGCAAATTTAACACTGACTTTCACTGATTGGCCCACAGTAACCAATGGCTTGTCCAGCATCATTGTGGAATTAAAAAGTGATAGCACACTGAGAACTGTGGTATGGAGCACAGAGAACGCAGGATTGATCTACAAAGACTCAGATTTCCCCACACCATTCACAGTGCCTGCCAATCAAAATCCTCTGTATGTGGAATTTTGGACCTACAATCAGGGCGCCACAGTGTTTGGCAAATACTTGGGTTCATTCAGCAACTAATTCACTGTCATGTTTCATCCACTCAGCGAGGATCTTAATCAGTACAGCATCAGTCAATTGGAATCCAAACTATCGGATTTACGTACCAAATATTTTCAAAGCCGCAATCCACAACTGCGTCAGCAGATTGGTGTGTTTGTGGAAGTGTACAATCAAGAGCTCAAACAGAGATTGGCAGCAGAAAAATTGAAAATGGCAAAAGATACCGGAAAAGATCTTGACAATCTCATCAATATCGATTAATATACAGCATAATATTACATTATGCGAACAGACAGTTTAGGTTTACCCATATTCGATCATCATGACGCTGTGGATTTAATTTACCAAAATAAATTATCAGTGCTCACAGATCTTCAGTTTGAATCTCATCAAGAAATCGATATTTTTAATCAATCAGCACAGCTCACAGGAGTAGGCACACCTTTGAGAGTGTACAAGCCCATGCTGGTGGATGTGAAAGAATTTGACAAGTTGCTGCAGAGTGAATGGTTCATGCCAGACAGTATGAAAAAATTTGACATTGAATCACACATATTAAACATTGCTCCCAAACATGCTCAGGCGAGAGTACAGGAAGAATTGGCAGCATTCAAACAACACAATTATTTGAATCTATTGAAATTTTTGCATTATTTGGTACAAAACATGCGTGAGAACCAAATTCTTTGGGGAGTGGGTCGAGGCAGTTCAGTGGCATCCTATGTGCTGTATCTGTTGGGTGTACACAGAATTGATTCCATCCAATATGGCTTGGACTGGCGAGAGTTCCTTAGATAAATACACACATAATAGGAGACAACAAATATGGCTATCAAACAGAGTGGTAACAAAGTTTACAAGAGTATGCAGGGCAAACAGATTGATATTGATCTGTTGAGACAACGCAACGAATTAACTCCAGCTGTGGGCAATGCTAGAGTGAATGCTCGCGGTGACGAATTAGGCGCTGGTGGAAAAATTGTTCGCAAACGTGAGGAAGTTTTGGCTGATTATTACAGAGATCATCCTAAGACTGTGCCTACCACAAGAGCAAAAGCAAAAGCAGACAACACCAATGAAGAGTGGGTGGAAGATGCTGAAGGTAATTTCGTTAAGAAAAAATAAACTATGAGCTCATACAAGATTCTTGAGGGAGAATTGATTCCGATCAAGGATCGTGTGATTGTGAGCGACATGAGTTTCGATTCTATAACCACCAAAGGTGGCATCATATTGAATTCAGATGATGGCAAGGTGCATGGTATCAAACCTAGATGGGCCAAAGTGTACGCCAAAGGTCGAGACAACACAGATGAATACACTGTGGGTGATTGGATTTTGGTGGAGCATGGCAGATGGACCAGAGGTGTCAAAATCAAAACCAACCACACAGAACAGGTGCTACAGATGGTGGAAGCCAAAAGTGTGATGATTTGGGCAAAAGAAAAACCAGAAGAATCCTACGTGAACAAAGAAAATCAACTCTAAAACACTTGACTTTCCACACAATCTGTCATATACTGATGGTATGAAATTTCCTGAAACTAGAAATCCTGGATTAAACACCACTGGTGTGTTGGGTATCACATTGATGATATTGCATATCACAGGATATCTTATGGGATGGTGGTGGATGTTGATATACATACCTTTGATACTGTCAGGCATGGGACAAGAATTTTTAAAAAGGAACTAATGAAAGAACTTTGGACAGAAAAATACAGACCTAAAACACTGGATCAATATGTGTTTAGAGATGAACATCAGAAAAAACAAATTCAAACTTGGATCAAAGATAAGAGCATTCCTCATTTGTTGTTCAGCGGCAATGCTGGCATAGGAAAAACCACATTGGCCAAGATACTGCTGAATGAATTACAAGTGAATGATCTGGATGTGTTGGAAATCAACGCCAGCAGAACAAACTCTGTGGATGATGTCAGAGCTAAAATTGTTAACTTTGTGCAGATGATTCCGTTTGGTGATTTTAAAGTGGTATTATTGGATGAAGCAGACTATCTATCTCCCAACGCACAGGCAGCACTGCGTGGTGTGATGGAAGAATATCACACAACATCAAGGTTTATATTAACTTGCAACTATCCCAACAGAGTTATACCAGCATTACACAGCAGATGTCAAGGATTCCACATTGAACGTGTGGATCAAACAGAATTCACAGCCAGAGTGGCTGAAATATTAATGAAAGAAGGAGTAACTCCAGATTTAGAAACATTGGACACTTATGTTAAAGCCACATATCCAGATCTTAGAAAGTGTATCAATGTGGTACAAATGAACGCACAGAATGGCGTGTTATTAAAACCACAAAAAAGCGACACAGGAGAATCAGATTACAAACTGGGCATGGTAGAATTATTCAAAGCAGGTAAAATCACTGAAGCAAGGAAGTTGGTATGCAGTCAAGTGAGACCCGATGAAGTGGAAGACATTTACAAATGGATGTATGATAATATCACATTGTTTGGTAATGACACACGCCAAGAAAAAGCTATTATAATCATAAAACAAGGACTAGTGGATCATACACTGGTGGGAGATCCTGAAATAAATCTTGCTGCCACCATGATCAAACTTTCCCATATGGAATAACATGTACAGAGCCAGTCATATATTAATCGGTTATCAAGGTGCAATGAGATACACAGGTCCTAGAACACAGGAAGAAGCCATGTTTGAAACTGCAAGAATAAGAAATGAAATTGCTCAAGGTGTGATCACATTTGAAGATGCTGCTGTGAAATACAGTGATTGTCCCAGCAAACAGAATCAAGGAAATTTAGGCACATTTAAACCCAGCACAATGGATCAAGATTTTATTGCTTTTATTGACACATTACAAGTGTCTGAAGTCAGTGGAGTTTGTCCCACTGTGTACGGATATCATATTATCCGAAAAAATTAATCTCCGTAAATATCCAACACTTCTTTCACAGCAGGATGACGTTCAATGTCCCCTTTGTGAAAACTCACTATATCAATGCGTTGAGCTTTGTCTGTTTTATTTAATTTTTCTATAAAATCCAACAATCCATTATCGTGCTGTCTGTCTGCTTGATTTAAATCACCTGTCACAGCCATTTTAGATCCTTGACTCAAACGTGTGAGCAACATCTTCATTTGACTGTGTGTGGTATTTTGACACTCATCTGCCACTATGAATGCTCTTACAAAATTCCTGCCTCGCATGAATGCCAAAGGTGCTATTTCAATCACGCCTTCATACATCATACTTCTAAGATCTTCTGTGCGAAAGTATTCTTGAAACACATCAAATATAGGGCGTGTCCATGGTGCCATTTTTTCTTCCAGTGTGCCAGGTAAAAACCCAATGTCTTCATCCACACTCACTGCTGGTCTGGTGATGATGATGCGATCCACCTGTCTTTGTTTGAACATTTTGATGGCCACCTGAACTGCCAGCAATGTTTTGCCTGTGCCAGCAGGTCCCACACCGAATACAATGTCTTTGCTGGGGTCTAACAGTTTGATTAGGTAGGATTCTTGATTCTTATTGCGGGGTATTATTTGGACATCTTTTTGTTTTTCTATTTGATATTGATTAATTTTGAGTACATTATTGTGCTTGGATTGCTTTTTGAAAGCATTTTTTGAACCCATCGACGCTCCTTGGTTAATGGTAATGTACAAGTATTTATGGAGATTAAGTGTCTATAAAACTACCATGTTATACCTATTGCTATGGCTAAATAATGTATATCAGGGATATAATATGCACGATACAGCAGATATTTTAAAAAATATAGAAAGCATCTACAGCAATGATAATGCTTTTGCTATTATTAAAGATTTTGAAAGAGTACTGGACGAATTGGATCTATATGTGTATGCCAATTGGCAGGATGGTGAATTGATTGAAGGACCAATCATGACCAAACATTATGTGTCCTGCAAATTTATGTGGCCTATGCTGCAAATGCCAGACCCCATGGGCGGCAAAAGATTATTGGATTATGACTGCCGAGTAACTTATAAAAAAGATCAATTGGTCACTGCTAGAAAAATTGTGGAACCTGATGATGTGAGACCAGGCACTAAAAAAGGCAAGTTGGACACTGTGCCTGTGTGGATTGTGGAAATCACCATGCCAATTAATCTTATGAAAAATATATTTGATGGCATGCAAAATCAAGTGGACTTTAATCAAGAGCCAACCAAGAACAATACCATTACTGATATTCAAGATACTGCTGCAGTTCAACCCATAAATCCAGAAATATAATATGTCACTCAAAACAGGAGATCTTCAATACTGCGTGGATGATATTTTTGAAGTGGATTCATATCAATCCAAAATGGGCATGGATGACAAGATTGTGGTGTTGAGTTTCAGAGTCAAACCCACACAAGCAGCAGAAGATTTGGTAAACTTTATTGAAAAAGGTTACGACTTTGTGTTGGATGCAGACAAAACCAGTGGTGAACAATCTGATGGTTACTACAGAGTATTTGTGGAGATTGAAAGAAGCAAAAAGATTGGTGCGCAAATTATGGAAGTACTGGATGGTGTAAAAAAATTATCAGATTTGAAAGAATTTAAATTTAGATACTACAAAAATTTTAGAAGTCAACCAGCAGATCAGGCCACACTGGAAAACATTGTGCCCAAGGATGGCAATGAGTACAGCATACGCAAAAATGAAACTGCAATGGAAAATTACAAAAACTTTTTTGCCAACAGCTATGTGGATGAAGTGATAATGGAAGGCGATCACATTGTGTTCAGTAAAAAATATGCTGAGCCATTAAGATTTAGATTTGTGGATTTTGGTATCACAGTGGACAAACTGCAAGAGCTCAAAGAAGGTTATAATTTGAACAAATTTCCTGAAATACTCTATCTCAGCAAGTACATGGGAAATTACAACATAAGTATCTATGGCAACAAATACATATTTGAAAATGATAACAAATGTGTGATACTGGAAAAATAACATGAATCTATCAGAAAATTTTACCGTGACAGAATTTACCAAAAGTCAAACAGCAGCTCGTCTGGGTATAGACAACATGCCCACACCTGAGCATTTGGAAAATGCCAAAAGATTATTTGAAAATGTGGTACAGAGAGTGCGAGATCACTTTGGTGCCACCACTATTAACTCTGGATACAGAGGCGCAGCACTGAACAAAGCAGTGGGCGGTGCATCCACCAGTCAACATTGCAACGGTGAAGCAGCTGATATAGAAGTGCCTGGAGTGGCCAACTATGATGTGGCACTATGGATTGAACAAAATTGTGAATATGATCAACTGATACTGGAAGCAGCCAAAAAAGATGATCCAGCAGCAGGTTGGGTGCATGTGAGCTACAAAGAAGGCAAGAATAGAAAACAAAGTCTCACAGCAGTGTTTGTGAATGGCAAACCCATCTACAGCAACGGATTAGGAGTGTACGAATAATGTTTGGATTGTTTGGATCAGCCAAATTAATCATGATAGGCATCATGGTGATAGGATTGTCTGGAGGAGTTAGTTATGTGTACAAACTCAAAGCGGACAATGCCACACTCAAAGGCAATCAGGTCAAGATGGAACAGGCCTTGGAAACACAGACCAAGTTCATCGAAGATCAAAAGAGAGACTTTGAGGCTATTATGAAAGCCAATCAAGAAGTGAACAAATTGGTGGGCACACTGAAAAAAGACATCGATGATTTGGACAAAAGATTCAACAAAGGTACCAGAGACTTGGGCAAGACAGCAATAGAAAGACCTGAAGCCATGGAAAGAATTATCAACAAAGCATCAGACAAAGCACTGAGATGTGTGGAGATCGCAGGTGGTGCCAAACTGACAGAAGCAGAAAAAACAGCCACTAAAAAATCAGAGATCAATTCCGAGTGTCCAGCCATAGCCAACCCGGCTTACAAGCCATACAACGAATAATATGATTAAAATAATTTCCGTGATAGCTTTGAGTTTGTTGCTGACCAATTGCAGCATCCTTGGAGAAAAAGTGATCAAAGTGTTGACACAAGAACAGTCTCGTGAAAAATTAAATTTCAAGACTCCCACACTGGAAGAGATGGAGAAGTTGAGATGGATAGTGATCACCAGCAACAATGCCACAGAAGTATTTGCCAAAATGAAAGCAGAAGGATTGGATCCCGTGCTGTTTGGATTGAGTGATGAAGACTATGAGCTATTGGCTAAAAATTTTGCACAGATTCGCAGCACTCTAAAACAGACACAAGACATACTGGAACGCTACAAAGAATACTATGAAGGAACAACTAAAACAAATAATTAATTCCACAGTTGCCGTTGCCAAAAATGCATGGCCTTGTGTGAAGAATTTCAGTACACAAGCATACAGTCAATGCAAAATTTTATTTTGTGCAATTTACAAATATTCTGTAATAATCTTCAAAAATACGTGGTCTGGCATGATGTGGATCTACAACATCATAGCAGACATGTTTCGCAAAGTGCCAGCAGAATTGACCTATTGGCATGATGGAGTACAGAATGTGGTGCAGGTGGATGATTTTGTGGAATTGGCTCCCAATATGATACAGTATGAAGACACAGACACCAAAAAAAGAGTCAAAGTAAAAGCCGAATATCCCATCAAATATATCTTGAAAGAAAAATAAACCTTTCAATCACTTGACTTTTTATCAAAATACACTATATTATAGCATATGGATCCATACAAAGTTTTAGGTGTTGATCGCAACATCAACGAAAACGATTTGAAAAAAGCCTACAAGAGCAAGGCCATGAAACATCATCCTGACAGAGGTGGTGATGAAAACAAATTTAAAGAACTAAACGAAGCCTACGACATACTGAAAGATCCACAAAAAAAAGCTGCCTATGACAGATACGGCACTGCAGATCCCAATCAAATGAATTCACAAAATTTTAATTTTAATGGTGATATCAATGATGTGTTCAACACATTCTTTGGTGGTGGTTTCAATAGAGCAAACAGTGCGAGACACAGACCTCGCAACGCCGACATAAACATAGAAGCCACATTGGATTTAGTAGATGTGCAAAATGGAAAATCCTTAATTGCCAGTTATAGATTACCCAACGGTCGACAGGAGAGTGTGAACATTGACATTCCGCCAGGAGTGGAACACAACAACATGATCAAATTTAATGGTTTGGGTTCTGATTCAGTGAGCAATGCTCCCAGAGGAGATTTGATTGTGAGAGTAAAAATTCTAAGACATAAAACATGGGAAAGAGATGGCCCTCATCTACTCACAAGAATAAAAGTCAATATATTGGATTTGATATTGGGCACAAAGGAAGAAATACACACACTGTCTGGCAAGAACCTTTCAATCAGCATACCCAAAGGCACTCAGAACGGCACAGTGTTCAATGTCACAGGAGAAGGATTGCCCAATGTGCATAATCCTAGACAGAAAGGCAACATCTATGTCACAGTGCAGGCAGATACGCCACGAGTGGATGACGCAGAATTATTACAAAAAATAAAAAATTTAAAAGATGAACTTAATTAAATATCCTGATCAGAGACTGCAACAGACTGTAAAAGATTTTGATTTCAATTCTTTGGATGCTAAAAAAATAGAGCATGAGATGATTCAAACCATGCAAACAGAAATGGGCATTGGTCTGTCTGCCAATCAGGTTGGATTGGATGCCAAAATATTTGTGATGCAACCACACAGTGTGCTTGGAAAAACCCAACCATTTGCAGTGATAAATCCTGTGATACAGGAAGCTTCCACAGATTTGGTTCTGATGGAAGAAGGCTGTTTGAGCTTTCCAAAATTATATCTTAAAATACTCAGACCAAACACCATAGTGGTTAAATATATTGACAGTGATCAAAAAGAATGTATAATAAAATTAGATAGAATAAATGCTAGAATTTTTTTACATGAATTTGATCATTTGTACGGTATCAACTTTATCGACAGAGTCAGCAAGTTAAAATTAGATATGGCCCTTAAGAAACAACAGAGATTGCTAAAATAATATGGTAGAACCCAGCGACGAACTACAACGCATATTTGACAAAGCAGTAGAAAATGCTGCCAAACTCAAACATGAATACATCACAGTGGAACATCTGTTGTTCTCCATGCTGTGCTATGATAAATTTGTGAAAAATTTGTCTGACTTTGGCGCAGATGCTGAATCAATCAAAAAAAATCTTGAAAAATATCTTAAGGACAATCTAAAAGAGATTGAACTGTTGGAAGTGCCTGCAAAATTCAAACCCAAAAAGACTGTGGCTGTGGAGCGAGTACTCAACAGAGCATTCACACAGGTGTTGTTCAGTGGTCGTCAACAGATTGAACTGACTGATGTGTTTTTGAGCATGATGAGTGAAAAGAAGAGCTGGAGTTATTATTACATTGCCAAAAGCAACATCAGCAAAGACAAATTTGCTGATTTTTTAAACAGTGAATTAGAAACTGATTATGAAGCAGAAGAAAACAGTTCTGCCACTCAAAGAGCATTGAATCTATACACCACAAATTTGAATTCGGAAGCAAAAAAAGAAAAAATAGATCCCGTGATAGGTCGACATGCTGAGTTGGATCAAATTTCATTGGCTTTGGGTCGTAGAATGAAAAACAATGTGATATTAGTGGGTGATCCAGGAGTGGGTAAAACTGCCATAGCAGAAGGATTGGCATTGAACATTGTGACCAATAAGGTTCCAGACTTTTTAAAAGAGTATCAGGTGTATAATTTAGACATTGGTGCCATGTTGGCTGGTAGCAAATACAGAGGAGACTTTGAAGAAAGATTCAAAATGGTGTTGCAAGCACTAAAGAAAAAAGGCAAAACCATTGTGTTCATAGACGAAGCACACAATATCAGCGGAGCAGGAGCAGGTGGTGGAGACAAAGGATCCAATGATTTAGCAAATTTATTAAAACCAGTGCTGACCAAAGGCACACTAAAAGTTGTGGCCAGTACCACTTGGGAAGAATACAGAAAATACTTTGAAAAAGATCGTGCTCTTATGAGAAGATTCCAAAGAATCACTGTGGATGAACCCAGTCAAGAAGTGGCCATGGATATATTAAGAGGATTAAAAAAATACTATGAAAATTATCACAAAGCTGAAATCACAGACGAAGCCATTGAAACAGCAGTGAAATTAAGTTGCAAATATCAAACAGATAAAAAATTACCTGACAAAGCCATTGATTTGATTGATTTGGCATGTAGTAGATTCAATATTAAACCCAAAGATGATCGCAAAGTAGATTCTACTGAAGTAGAATTTGAATTAAGCAAAATGGTGAGCATGCCTTTGGAAACTATTCAACAAAAAGA